ATGACATTTCCAACACCATTGATAAATCTAGGTAAATTAATATTCTTATCATAAAGTTTACCTATATCATCAAAACTCCAAATTACTTTTTGATCTAATACTGCCATTGTAGCTCTATCAATTCCTGCGGGTGCGCTCCAAGGATCAGCAATATTATCACATCTTGCCATCAATGATGCACCAAAAATTGAGTTAGGAAGATACACATTTCTATCATTATATTTATCATATACTTTAGAATATCCACCATATAATGCAATATAAGAAGGTGATTGATATCCATACTTCTCTGCAACTAGCATTTCACTTACAGTATTATCATCTAGTTCTCCAGATTGTAATGATGCTATACAGTCTAATCTTTTTGCTGCTACTCTAGCTATTTCATTTTTGTTTGTTTGATCATAGCTTGTTCCTATAAGAACACTTACATTAACACTTTCTCTATCTTCAAATAAATTCCAACCATTTGTTTTATCTAAACCTGTAGCTTTTTTACTAGTTCCTCCTGCTAATTGACCAAGTTTTGTAGATACTACATATTTACTTGTTGTATCTTCTAAAACTGGTAAATCACCATTAACCATAGTTTTAAATTTAGTAGCTACAAAATTATCTCCTTTCTTAACATAAATATATTGTGAATTTCCATTTACAATATCTTCAATAAACAATTGAGATTTATTTCCATCTTGAAGTTGTACCATAGAACCATAAAAAGTTTCTATAGGAGCTAATCTTAATTTTCCACTAGCTTTATCAGTACTATTATTATACATGTCTGCCCAAGTTACATCTGTAGGCTTAGTATATACATCTAATTTAAATACTTTACTTGCTATTGGATAATATTTATTTTGACTTGTTGTTCCCATCTTAGCACCCGAATCTCCAGCAGCATTAACGAAATCAGCAGAAGTAGCACTATTAGCAATTGGATAAGCATCATAATTAAATTTCCAATCAGCCGAACTATTGAATCCTTCAATTGTAACAGCTATACTATTTCCATCTATAGATGGATATAATGCTCCAATAATAAAATTACCATTAGATACAGATTTGTTATCTATAATACTAATCTTATCAACTTTATCAGCAATCGTAGCATAATTTCCAGATATACCTGTTCCTGCTGAAGTAATTAAATTACTATTATATTCTATACTGGCATATTTATCATAATCTTTATCATAGTCTCTTACAACATAAAGTGTTGAAGATTCTTTTAAATATTCAAGTGCGGCATAAGATCCATATCCATATTCAGGAATAAGTTTATCATTACCAGTAGCGGCTGTTCCAGATGTAAAAAATGGTTCACCAAAAGTTTCAATGAATTCTTTATCATTTGTAACTAAAACAGGTCTATTAATTGGTCCTTTTCTAGCTCTTATAACTATACCACCATCAGAAACTCCTGCTGGAACAAGAATATCTGATAAATCTATTTCTCTTCTATATACTCCTGGAGTTTTAAATACTCTCATGTTTATCCTCCTAATTTAATATTTTACCACTATAAGTATTTATAATAGTCTTTCTTATATTTATATAAGTATTTATAAAAATATAAGGATATAATTAATTCTAGTCATCTATAACTATTGCAGGAGGTTCTTGATTATCATCTTCATCATCATTTTGACCATTATCAAGTCTATATTTTTCATCTATTTGTGAGGATAAATAAGTAGAGTTGCCATCATAAAATTCAGTTGTTAAAAAATATAAAGCCCATAATAAACCTGTTATAGTATCATCATGAACATCTCTTCCACAAGAAAATATACTAGGTCTAATTTCTTCATATCTAGCTAATTCATATAAAGTTCTACTATCATATATTTTAAGCCAGCCTTTTTCTGCATAATCTTTTAATAATAAATTAGCTTCTAATTTTGTTTTTCTAGTACTTCTAATACCTAAACCATTATAAATTTTTTTATGTTTACCATCAATAATTTCTAATTTTGAATCACAACTTAATAAATTTTCATTTTCAAATTCATACCAAATTGTATTACATACAGCTTCTCCAACTTCATTATTTTCTACCATCATATATGAATCGAAATAATATTGTGATATTGAAATTACTACTTGAGCAAAATCATGCGGGCTTATTAAATTATTTCTATAAACAGCTACTTGTTCTATATTATGAGAATTATTAATTTTAAGAACTTGAATTACAGAATAATCTTTACCTGTTCCTTTAGCCGAATCTACTCCTAAAATATATTGTTTTCCTTTAATTGGTTGTTCATATATACTAAAAACTCCCGTCCATTTTGTTGCAATGGGTTCTTTAATTTGACACATTTCAAGAACATCTGAATCAATAAGAGTAGAAGCTGTTCCCAAAAATTTACAATTAACATTTCTTATATTATTTGCATAATATGAATGATCTGATGATTCAACTTCTAATAAAGTATAAACATATTCTTTCTTATTTTTAAATTTTATTTTTATAATTTTTTTTAAACCATTTTTTGTATCTAAACAATCTCCTTCAATTAAATTTTTTGCATATTCTTCTATACCATTTATATTAAACAAATGATTAGGATTTACTTCGATAAAATTTTTATCTTCTAAAATAAATTTCATAATTGGTTGTTTTACTAGAACTTTTCCTATTCCTGCAAATTTCTTAAATCCTTCAGGAGTTTCAATTTTCAACCCTTCAATTAATCTAGTCTGTGTTTTTATTTTCATTTAATTTTTCCAATTTTTTTAATAAATTCTTTTTCAATTAATCGACTTTTATAAGAATTTGTTTTTCTAGCACATATACATAAATTTTTATATGATCCTATTTTTTTAGGATCAATATTATTAATAAACCCATAAAATACAGAAATTTTATGATCTATAGTTGGTTGTAATAAATTTCGTGCTACATTTGCATTAGGATTTTCTAATAAATATTGTTGATTTAATACTAATTTTTCATCAGTATAATAATCAATTGTTATATCTTGCAATCTAAACACTCTACTTTTATGTTTATTTGTTTCTATCCTAACCATATGTCTATATTTTTCATATTCTGTTTTCATATAACCACTCAACCATTTACCAGAATCTTCGTGACTTTTTCGCACTTTCTGTATAATTTCTTTATTCTGTGTATTATGTTCCACTCCATATTTTTCTATACAGGTATGTCTTCTATGTTCGTTTATAAGATTTTGTTCGTCTTCTGTTAATCCTTTCCAAAAAGTTCTTCGTTTATCATTAATTTCTTCTTTTTTATTATTTAAAGTTTTCCATCTTTTAATCTTACAATCTTCTAATAATAAATTAGAAATTACACCATATTTTTCTAAACTAGTCGTTTTCATTTTTTCTTTAAAATCTTCAACTTGACTAACATATTCAACACCATATTTTTCTAAATTAGTCTTTTTTCTTTTTTCATGTTCTTTTTTAATATCTCTATTTTTAAAAGATTCTGAAATTTTATTTCTAGTATATTCTGATATTTTTTGATGATCCCTACAACAAAATTTTGAATATCCTTTATAATAATTATAAATTTTAGTTTCTTTACCACAATGTAAACATATCCCTTCATTTTCTTTTTTCAAATACAAATCATAATATTCTTTCATAGTAATATTATGTTGTGATTTTAAATGCCATCGACTAAATGTATCAATAGTTAAATTTGTTTGAAAATTACAAATTAAACAAAAAACTTTTTCTTTTTTCATTTTTTACACTCCTTATAAATAAATTAAAAGAGGGACAGACAGAAACACTCCTCTGTTTGCTGAACTACTATTCAGCTAACCTCTTATTTTTATTTATAGTTTTCTCCTTCAAATAATTCTTTTAATGTAATTGTTTTTATTAAATTTGTAGTTGTATCTTTAACATTAACAATGCTTTGCGACTGCAAGCAAGCGAACTCTTGAGAAAAACGAATATTTCCAATATCCTTGATCATATCTTGTTTCCATTTTTCATCTCTATTTGGATGTTCATGCCAAGGAACACTAACAGGAAAAAAGTTACTTTCTCCACGAATTGCTCTTTGCCAAAATTCAAAGAAATGGTTCATACCAGTAGGAGTTGAACAAATAATAACTTTTGAAGTTTTTCCGCTTGAAATAACAGGATATGTTGATGTAATAAATTCTTCTGCTATATGTTCTTGAACTTTAGCAAATTCATCCATATATAATAACGAAACAGTTTCTCCCGATATAGAATCTGGTGAAGTAGCTCTTGCCATTATTTTCACACCATTTTCAAATTTAATAGATTTTTTATTCCAACCACTATCAGCTATACCTTGTTGTAACCATAATGGCAAATGCTTAAAAGATAATTTAATTCGGTCTAAAATTTCAATAGCTGTAGGTTCCTTGTTAGCTAGGATTGCTATCGTTTTATCCTTATTAAATAAAGCGTACCATAAAAGAAAAATGGTAGCTGTCGTAGTTTTTCCACTTTGACGAGCGATTTTTACAATTATATGTCGCTTCGGTTCCATTTGATCTGTTTTATTGCTTTTATAATCGGGGGGATTTATAAATGCTTTAAGCATTTTCTTCTGATAATCAAACAATTTAATTAATTGTTTACCTTCATCAATCGTAACTATATGAAAATAATGTTCAGCAAAATATATTATATCTTCCTTACATCTAATTACTTCTTCAATCATTTC